ACCGATAGGTCACGTCGGCGGCTCGAGACCAGGTCCGAGGCCGCCGCGCGCTAGAAACGGCGGAGGCGCTTGGGGGGTCGGCGGACCCCTCCCCCTCCCGTTTCCCCCCTCACTCCCCCCGCGGAAACTGCGGAAAGTCCTACTCTCGAATTTAAAAATCGCTGCACGCGTGTTGTGTGGAGTTCCGCGGCGCGTCGTCGTCGAGGTGCGCGGTCCCCTTTCTCGAACGTGATCGGAGGCGTGATGTCGTCGAAGAGTGTTCCGGAGGCGCGGCGCGCGGAGGCGTCGCGGAGGGTGTTCGGTCGCGGTCGCTGGCGCCTGAAGGCGGCGGCGCTCGGCGTGAAGGCGGCGCGGCGTGTTCTTCCTTCGTTGCGGCTCGAGGCCTTCGTGCACCTCGACGAAGCGGCAAGTCTCGGCGAGAGGGCCGAGCTCCGAGAGGCGGCGCGAGCGGCGTTCGTTCGGCGTGAGTGGAGTCCGACGGCGAGCGGAGGTGAATCGTGAACGGCGAAGCGATCTCCGCGGCCTGGCGGACTTGGGTGGAAACGGAGGAGGCGTCGAAGGCTCTCGACCCGGAGACGCTCCGAACGTCCGTGAACGTGAGTCTCTACCTCCGGAACCGGATCGAGGCGGCGTATCTCGCCGGCGTCGAAGCGGCGGAGGACCACCGGGTTCAGGCGACCGTTTCGGTGCACTCCGCTCGAGGCCGATACGTCGATGATCGGCTCGAGGCCGTGAGTGAACGAGCGGAGCGCGCGGCGACTCTGGCGCGCGTGATTCGGGACCTCTGGGAATCGGAGCCGGCGGAGGATCTCGATAGGTCGGCGCTCCTGGCGCTCCTCGAGGTCGCGCGGAACGAGCTCGGCCAGGCGTTCGCGGAGCTCCCGGACGAGGAGAGGGTTACGGCGGAGCTCAACGAGGCGACGGACACGGACGCGCCGGGTCCGGAGGTGTCGAGACGATGAACCTTCCTCCTCCGACTACGGGTTTCGACTTCGACGTTTCGACGGGTCGAGGGTTCCGCGCGGTCGCGCGTGTTACGGCGGCGAACGGGATCGCCGATCGCTCCGACCTCCGCGCCTTCGGATTCAGTCACGTCGAGGAGCTCCTTCCTCGAGGTCGCCGCTTCTGGTTCGAAGTGATGGAGATGAACGACCAGGCGAACGGAACAACGCGCGTCCGTCTCCGGCGCGGACACGTCCTCACACTCGACACGGTCCGAGAAATGGAGTTCTCCCGATGACGCTCGACAAGCACGAACCGCGGTCGAAGGCCTCTCTCGCCGCTCACCTCGCGAAGGCGATCGCGGGAAGTCTCTCCGCTCGCCTGGTCGAGGATCTTGATATCTGGACGACCGGCGAAGCGGAGCGGGCCGGCGAAGCGGTCGGCGGAGCTCTCTTCGCTTGTGTGAAAGGAATCGAGGAGCTCGGCCGCCGGGAGAGGACCGCGGACGAGCGGACTCCCGACCAGGTCGCCGCGGCGGTCCGCGGACCCGACTATTCGCTTTGTTGCGGTTGCGGCGGAACCGGCGTGTTCGCCGGGTCGACTTGCGCGCTCTGCGGATTCGTCGGCGTCGCGCTCCGCGGGAAGGACCTCGAGGAGGTCGTTACGAACGAGGCCGAGGTCGCCGAGGCGGTCGAGTTCCTGTCCGGGAAGTCGATAGGAACGTCTCTCCGGCCGTTCGAAAGAGTGGCGATCGTTCCCGGCGAGATTTGGATTACGAAGGCGGCGCGCGAGCGCTACGGAGACGCGATCCTCCGCGCGGTCGCCGGTTCTCCCGACGCGACGATTCACGAGGTCGAGGACGGAGAGCGGCCGTGAAAGACGACAACGCCGTTCCGACGGTCGGACAGTTCCTCGACGAACAGCAACGGAAACAGTTCGACGCGATCGTTCGCGAGATCCGAGGTCGCGCGCTCCGCGACGCGATTCGCGACGTTTGCCGATTCTGCCGAGGAGGCGGAACGTTCCGCGAGCTCCCGGAAGAGAGCGGCGGTCCGTCGTCCTACTGGATCCATCGTTCGAAGCGGTCGCGGACGGGTTCGATGCAACCCTGTTCCGCCGGTTCCATTTGGCGCCGGCTCGCCGCGGAGCGACTTTGAAGACAGGAACGGACGCGGTCGTCGCTTGCCTAGCGGTTCTCGCCGTGTTCCTCCTGATCACGGTTCCGCCGGCCGTGTTCCTCTTCCTCGAGGCTCGGCGACAACGAGGGGAGAGGCGGCCGTGAGAATGTCGTTCGGAACGAGCGTCGAGAGAGAGCGGTTCGTGATCGCGCGGCGCTCTCCGTGTTTCGAAGCGGAGGAGACGATCGATCCGCGGTTCGCCTGGCGCGCGGATCTCTGGTCGTTCGTCCTCACGGCGAACACCGGGTTCGAGTGAGAGGCGTTCTTTCGGGGCCGTGCGCTCTGGCACCTCTCTGTAGCGACCTGGCCGGCGGTCGGTGCGGCCTCTCCGCTCCTGTTCTCGGAGTGGAATCGGCGGACGCGGAGCGCGGCTAAGGCGGTCGCGCTCACGATTCTCGCGAGACACGGCGCCGGGAAGCCGATCGTCGAACCGGGAAGGACGACGCTCAACGTCCGAAAGCGGATGACAGTCGCGGAACACGAGCTCTTGGTACGCGACGCGACACGGAACGCGGAGAGGTGTCGTTCGCGCCTGGTCGTCGCGCGTATGTTGCAGGCGGAGGAGCGGAACAAGAGGGAGACGACGTGAGTGGTTCGAAGAGAGGCCGACAGTCGCCGAGCGATCGGAGAGGATCGCGGCCGGCGTTCGTGAACGAACCCTCGCCGGCGGCGGTCGAGGGTCCGGAGTTCGAGGTCGCGGCGGAGTTCTCTCCCGGCGAACTCGTGAACTATGAACACGCCGTTCGCGTCGTCGTCTGGCGCGGCGGCCTGGTCGAGGTCCGCCATCATGTTGAGGGCCGATGGAGAACTCGCGGCGTCTCCCGCCTGATCACGGAGCACGCTATGCACCGGACGATCGCTCACCTCGTTCAGGAGCGTTGAACGATGGGCGAGCACGCGCCGGCTCCGGAGAGGTGTCCGGGATGCGGCGAGCGCGGACCATTCGACCGCCTGATGTCACACCGCGCCGGAACGTCCGGCGCTCTCCTCGTTCGGTTCGAGTGTCGCGTTTGTTACTCGACGTTCGAGGTCGAGGCGAAGCGGACCGGACCTACAAGAATCGAAAGAGACATGCCGTGAATCCTCGGAGAATGAGCGAACAGCAGAAGGTCGAGGCGAACCTTCGGACGATCACGAAGGCTCTCGAGACGACGTATCAGTTCCTCGATTGTGCGGAAACGTCGGTCCTCCTCGAGGCTTTGAAACGGCAAGGAGGGAGAGTCGAGACGGAACAAGAGGCCGCGCTCGTCGTCGTCCTCGCGAAACTAGCGGACCTCCTCGTGAATTGTCGAAGGCTCACGCGCCGACGTAACGAGCTCACGGCCGCAAGTATGCAGGCGCCTCCGGACTTCCGACAAAGGCGTCCGAGGTGACGCTCTCCGAGGTGTTCCGCGACCGCTCCGTTCGGTTGTACCTCGGCGACGCGTTCGAACTCCTGGCGGACGACCTGGCGGACGACTCCGTCGCCGCCGTGTTGACGGATGTTCCGTACGCGTCGGGAACGCGCGCCGAGGCTAAGAAGAACTCGAGCGGCGCCATGTTGAGAGGCGGCCGGTTCGCTAAGGCGCCGCTCGCTAATGATCAGATGACAACGCCGGGTTTCGTGTGGATGCTCCGCGAGTTCGCTCGAGCGGCGCGGATGAAGCTCGTCGAGGGCGGCTCCTTCGCGACGTTCATCGACTGGCGCCAATATCCGAACCTGATCGGCGCTCTCGAGTCGGCGGACCTCCGCCTGAATCAGGTCGTCGTTTGGGATAAGGAGGTTCTCGGCCTCGGAAACGGGTTCCGCTCTCAACACGAGTTCCTCGTTCACACAAGTCGCGGCGTTCCGCGAATCTGTTCGAGGTCGACGGGAAACGTCCTTCGTTGTCGGCGGAGTGAGGAGACGGAACATCCGTCGCCGAAACCTGTAGCGCTCCTCGAGCGGATCCTCGAGGTGATCACGGAACCCGGAGACCTGGTCGTCGATCCGTTCGCCGGGTCCGGGTCGACGCTCGTCGCTTGTAGGAACATCGGTCGCCGAGCGATCGGCGTCGAGATCGATCCGACGTTCGCCGAGGTCGCGAGGAACCGCCTGCAACAGAAGTCCCTATTCGGAGACCTCTCGTGACGGAATGGACTTGCATACACTCCGTAGCTCTCGGCAATCCGACGGTTCTCGGAGAGGGAGAGGAGACGCCTCCGGCGCTCTACCGTCGCCGCCTCGAGCGCGGCCGCTACGCCGTCGCCGTTTCGCTTCACGTCGAACCGGAGGATCCGGAGAGGTCCGGACTCGGCGGCGCTCTCTTCTGGCACGCGACCGCCTGGATTCCCGGAGTTCCGTCCGCTCTTTGGTTAAACCCTCACCGACTCTTGATCCGCGCGACTCTCCTCGAGGTGTTCGGCGCCGCCGGCCGCGGCGCGAACTCCGTTCCGGTTGAATGGACGGGTCGCTACGCGTATCACGTACGGGTCGAGATCACGGACGCCGAGCGCGGCCTTCTCCCGGAGGCCTGGCGCGAAGGAACGAGGAGCGGAGAACATGAACGACGCCGAGAGAACCGAGGACGACCAGGCGGAGCCGGAGACGGAGGAGACGACGACGAGGAACGTTCTCGAGCCGAGCGCCGAGGCGGCGGCGCGCGCGGAGGTCGAGGAGATCCTCTCGACGTCGAAGCTCCGCGGGCCGGAGCTCGCCGATCAACGCCGGTTCCTCCTCCGCCGTCGCGACCTGGTCTAACGCCGGACGAGGTCGAGTTCCTCGCCGTCGCGAGGAGAGGAGTTCCGCTCTTGACGGACTACTGCACGCGCGCTCCGGACCGGATCCTCGGACTCGAGCTCTCGCCGTGTTGCTCGAGACACGACGTCGACTATTCGGAACAGGTCGTTTCGCGCCTGGTCGCCGACCTCCGGTTCCTCGCGTGTTTTGTGCTCCGCGGATGGCGCGAAGGCGGAGTTCGAGGCGTCGCGAAAACGCCGTTCTACGTCGCTATCGGACTCGTGTACTTCACGGTCGTCCGCGTCTTCGGCGGTCACTATTGGCGCCTGGCGCGGCCGCCTGTTCACGCGCGCTCTCCGGCTCGAGCGGTTCGCCGCCGGCGCCGTCTGAAGAACGCGGAGAGACTTAGGGACCGCCGGTTCGCGATCGACCCGGCGACGGGGACACTTACGCAACACGCCGCGCGGCGTTTTGCGAACTTGATCGAAAGGGAGTTAGACGACGAATGAGAACGAACCTCCTCCTCCTGATCCTGGTCGCCGCCTCGGCGACCGGCTGCAACACGCTCGCCGGACTCACTGGCATAGGAACGAGTCTCGAGTTCCGAGGCGACGCCGCGGCCTTCTACGTCGCGACGACCGGGAAGGCGCCGGACGCCGCCGCGATCGGCGCTTCGACGATGGAACTCGAGTATTTCACGACGGCGGACAAGGCGGTCGAACTCCTGATCGACGAAACGGACGCCGACGGCGCGAGCCGATATCGACAGTTCGGATCCGGCTCCGACTCCTCGGCCGCGGAGCGCGCGCGCGGTCGCGACAACGATCGGTTTCAAGCTCAAACGGAGGCGTTCGTTTCGATCCTGGCCGGCGTCCTCGCTTCCCAAACCGGAGGCCTGATCGGCGGCTCTCGAGCTCCGCCGGCCGCGCCGGGATCTCCGGCTCCGGTTCCTCCGCCTGAAGGCGTCGAGGCTCCGGAATCCGATACGGCCGCGGTCCTCTCCTTGATCCTCTCCCGGCTCGAGGCGCTCGAGTCCTCCTCTCCGGCCGAGATCGACGCCGAGGCTCTCCGCGCCGCGGCCGCCGGAGGTTCTCCGTGAAGGCGCTCCTCCTCCTCCTGGCGGTCCTCTCTTCGGCCGTCGCTCACGCTGGCGAGTATCTCCTCACGCCTACGTCCGTTACGTCGCCGGCCGGAGACACGTTCGAACACGCGTCGCCTCTCGCTTGGGCGATGTTCGAGGCGGACGCCGGCTCGACGGCGACGCTATCTCCTGGCGCGTACGTTCCCTGGGATGGATTCGGACACAAGAACGACCCGTTCCGCCTCCTCGAGGTCCGCGGCGCCGGCGACGCGCCGAGCGCCGTCCGGCTCCTTCGCCAGTCGACGGATACGATCTCGTTTGCGAACCCGGACCTGCATTCGAACCTCACGCTCCGGAACCTGACAATCGAGGGTTCTTCGCGCTCCGCCGTGATGTACCTCTCGAATCCGCAAATTCACCTCGGCGTCGACGGTCCGTTTCGGAATCACCGCTTCGTCGACGTCGTGATCGAGGGCGGATGGAATCACGGAACCGGCGAAGGCGTTGAAACGAAGTGGGGAATCCTCGGCAACAAAACGGCCGCCTGGTCGTTCATCGGCGGCGCCGTCCGCGGGATCCGTTGGGAACACGCGTTCTACTTTCACCAAACGCTCGGCGATCACCTGATCGACGGGACGACAATCGAGAACGTCGGACGGACGTTCGTACAGGTCGCGAACCGGCCGACCGAGAACGGCGGCGCCTTCGGGTTCGGCCTGTTCACTATTCGAAACGTCGTCGCTCGAGGCGCCGGCCTGGCGGACGGCGGATCCGGTTTCACGTTCTCAGGTCACGCCGGAACCGTCTGGATCTCGAATACGGTCGTCGAGGCGTCGCCTCTCGGCCTTCCGTCCGGCGGAGCTCTCGTCGTCTGGCCGGAGAAAGGGAACTCGAACCGGCGGAACGGCGTTCTCGTCGTCGAGGGATGCCGCTTCAACGTGAGTCCTTGTAAGGCGCCTCTCGTTCAAATCTCTGCGGTCGACCTCCTCGTGATGACGCGGAACCGGCTCTCCGTCTGGCCTCATCCGATCGCGCTCGCCGTGAATCCGATCGGACCAGGATTCGCCGGAATGGGCGCCGAGGAGTTCCCGGCGCTCGACGCGTTCCCTCGTCCGTTCTCGACCTGGCGGACCGAAAACGACCTGATTCAAGGCGCCGTTCTCTACGGGTCCGACGTCCTCGAACTCGAGGGAGATTGAAACGGAGGCCGCCGAGGCGTTAGTGTCAAACGTGTTCGAACGATCCATCGAAGGAGATTCCGATGCAGGACGAGTTCTCAATTCCGCTCTCTCCGGCCGTGAAGGCCGCTCTCGTGAAACGAGCGAACCGGCGGATCGACCCGGCGGAATGCGACGTTGTCTATCGCCGCGAGGAGGCGTTCGTCGCTATTCGCTTCCCGAAGGACGGCGGAATCGTTCCGTCGATCGCTGGCCTCCTCGGCGACCTGGTCGCCGTCGAGAATGCGGTCGGAGTCGAGGCGCTCGCCGCGGCGCTCGAGCCGGAACCGCCGGCCGCTCCGCCGGTCGAGGAGCCTACTCCGGAGCCGGACGAGGTCGAGAACGAGGACGACGCGACGGAGGAGGTCGGCGGCGACGACGACGCTCCGGAGGACCCGGAGGCGGTCGACGAGGTCGACACCTCTCCCGCGGGTTCTCTCACGTAACGAACATTATGGAACCTCGAGGAGGATCGGCACCGGCGCCTGAATATCCGAGGAGAACCGCCGTCCGGCCGGCCCTGAAAAGGGTCGAGGAGGCGGCCGAATCGTTTATTCGGGGTCACACTCCACAAGTGTCCGCCGAACTCCTCGAGGACCTTTCTTCTCTGCTCTCCGGATCCTGGTACGACGCGAACCGCGACGAGACGATCGCGGTCGATTCGCGCTCTCTCCTCCGCGCGTCCGTTGTCGGGTTCAAGCTGCATTCCCTCTCTCGTTTCCTCTCGACTCCGGAGGTCGCTTCAAATGGCGATCGTGCATAGCGCTTCACTCTCCGTTTCCGTGATCGCGGACGTTATCGACACGGCGCTTTCGACCGCGAAGGACGAGCTCCGCGCGTCTCACGCGTTCGACCTGGTCGACGGAGCCGGCGACTCTCAGTTCGACGTCCTCTATCACGAGGCTCACACTCTCGCCGCGAGCGGGACGAAGGACTACGACCTCGCCGGCGGCGGCCTGGTCGACCGCCTCGGCGCCGCGGTTCTTATCGCGGAGCTCGCGGGAATCTTTATCAAGAACCTTGAGACGACGAACGGAATCGACCTACAGGTCGGCGCCGGGTCAAACCCGGTTACGTCGCTCTGGCTCGCGAGCGGCGACGCGATCAACGTCCGCGCGAGCGGCTCTCTCTGTCTACTCGCGAACTTGGAAGGCTACGCCGTAACGGCGTCGACGGCGGACGTTCTCCGAACTACGAACCTCTCCGGAAGTTCGACGCTCGATTACGAAATTTACCTTCTCGGCCGCTCCTCCTGATCGGGAGTCCGTTCTATGGTCCGTCCGCGGCTCGAGCTCCCGGAATTCGACGGGAACGAAGAGGACCTCTCCGCGGTCCTCGAGGGCCTCGACGCGTCCGGAGCTACGCTCGCGCGAATCGGCGAAGTCCTCGGCGGCCTGGTTCAGGGTGAAGCGATCGGCGCCGACGGGAAAAAGAGAATTCAACGCGTCGACGCGCGAACGCAAGCGATGGCGGTTAAGACGGCGCTCGAGCTCCGCGGCCTCTTAACGAAACGCGTCGCGCTCGAGGGGAACATCGTTCATCGGCACCGCGCTACGCGCGCCGCGCTCGGCGCCGGCGACCTGGCCGGAATTGACGCCGCGACTCTGAAGGCGCTCCCGGCTCCGGTTCGCGACCGCCTGATCGCGGATCTCCGGGAGTCCGGCGCGACGGTCCTCGACGCCGACGTGATCGACGCTCGGTTGATCGACGGAAACGGGGCCGTCGCTTGAACGCGGACCAGGCGGCGCGAGCTCGAGAACGCCGCGGCCTCTCCTTGGTCTATCCGGCGTTGTGGGCGACGGAGAACCGGACGTTCAACGGAGAGGCGTACACGTTCGAGGGCCGTGAGTTCCTGATCGCGATCCATAACGACAATCGCGAACACGTCGTTTTGATGAAGGGGAATCAGATCGGCGGAACGCTCGCGGCCGAAAATATCGCGTGTTGCGAGATCGACGGAGGAAACCCGGTTATGTGGGTTTTCCCTACCGACAAAATCGCGAAGAGACACGTCGCCTCGAGGTTCGATCCGATGCTAAAGGCGTCGCCGAAGGTCGCCGCGCTGTTCGACGATACGAACTCTCTCGAGGTCAAGACGAGCGGCGAAGCGGCGATTTACTTCGAAGGCTCGAATTCAAAGGCCGGAGCTCACTCCGTTCCGGTCGTCCGCCTGATCGTCGACGAACTAGATAGGTGCGACGAGGATCGCCTCGAGGAGTTCGAAAAGCGGATGTCCGGACAGGTTTCGCCGCTTCGCTTCGACCTCTCGACGCCGACGCTACCGGGTCGCGGAATCGACGAGGCGTTCGAGAACTCCGATCGGAAGTTCTGGTTCCTCGACTGTCCGGACGCCGCCTGCAACCTCTCGGGGCCTCTCGTTTGGGTCGAGGATCCTCCGGACGGTTGGCCTGATCCGGTCGCCGTCGTTCGCTGGCGCTCCTATCCACGAAACACGTTCGGAGACGTCGAGGAGCTCGAACTTCAGGCGCGCGGCGCCTGGCTCGAGTGTCGTGAGTGCGGTCACGTTTGGACGGAGGAGGAGCGTCGAGAGGCGTCGTCCGCGGGAGAGTGGATCGCGACGAACCCGGAACGCGAGACCTCCGGCTATTGGATCAACCAACTTTGTTCCCCTGTTCGGCCGCCGTCGCGGATCGTCGGCGACTTCCTTCGCGCCGTGAAGTCGGAAAAGGCGAAGAGTCTGCAAACGTTCTTCAACGGAGACCTCGGCCTCCCGTACCTCGGCAAAGGCGACGCGATCACTCGCGGCCAGGTCGAGGAGCTCATAGTTCCCGGCTCCGTTCGAAGCCTCGGAGAGACGGCGTCGCTCGCGCTCGGCGTCGATATCGGCTCCGCGAAACACGGGGCGCTCGGCGGCCGAGTCGGAGAGACTCTCGTCGCCGAGTTCTTCACGGTTAAGACGTTCGGCGATATCCGCGACCTGATCCGCGCTCGAGGCGTCGCGTCTTGTGTCGTCGACGCTCTCCCGGCGCTCGACGAAGCGGAGCGACTTTGTGCGGAGTTCCCTGGTCTCGTGTTCCGTTGCTTCACGAAGGACGGACAACGGATCCCGGATGTCTGGGACGCGACTCACGGAATCGTCGATATCTCTCGAGTGTCGCTTACGGAGTTCGTTCACCATCGAATCCGCGGCCGCTCTCTCCGGATCCTCCGGAACGAGACGGCGACGACGGCGGCGTTACACCTAACGCGCGTCGCGATCGTCGAGACGACGAACGCCGCCGGCGACCTGGTCCGCGTCGCGAAGAAGCTCTCTCGCGTCGATCACTTCCACTGGGCGACGGTTTATCTCGAGCTCGCCGCGCGTCGCCTCCGCGACGGCGGCGGAGACGTTTCGTTCGAGTCGGATCCCTCGTTCAAGGACGAACGTTCTTCTTGGGTTGACGCCGGTTTTGAAAGAGGCCTCGACTCGGCTCTCGGAATCGGCGACCTCGGCGACGTCGCTCCTCCTCTCGGATCGATCGTCGGCTCTGACAATCCGTTTCAAGACTGGTAACGAACGATGGCGGCGAGAAAAGCGAACACGATTCCGACGAAACCGGCGAAGCAAAACGACGAGTTCCTATCCGCGAAGGACGAGGCGGAACACGCCGCGGAGACGCGCTACGCGATCGACGAGGTTCTCGCCGGCGTCGAGGATCCGTGGATTGATAAGTTCAACTCTTGGGGCCGTGATGTCGCTACGAACGGACTCGGCTCGGCCGGCCTGTTCGAGAGCGAGTCCTCGGAACCTCGACAACTGATCGCATACGACGAGGCGGCGAAGGAGGGGAAACCGGGTTACGTTCGAGAGGAGGACGCGAAAGAGGGCCTGATTTTCGATCCGCGCGTGATGGGTGTTCCGATGGGAACCGCCTCGAGGATCGCGCGCTACCGAGCGGAAACCTCCGGCTCTCACGCGACGCTCGTCGGACAGTCGGTCGTCGGACTTGGAAACACGAACCTGCAAGAGCTCTGGCGCGTCGCTTCGTGGATGATGCTGCACAATCCGTTCGCCGCGAACGTGATCCGCTCTCTCGCGTTCCTCACGATCGGCGAAGGACCTACAATCTCCTGGCCTGGCGGCCGGACCTCCGGAAACCGGAAGGCGACCGCCTGGTCGAACATCGTCCGAAAGACAGGGTTCAATCAAAAGCTCCGGCGGACTGTCCGGATGACATTCGGCCTCGGAGAGTATTTCGTTCATCCGACGTTCGATCCGCTCCGGAAGGCGACCGCCGGCAAGAACCCGAATCGGATCCTCACTCTCGAGCCTGATCGGATCGCGCGTATTTGGGTGAACGACCTCGACACGGAGGACGTCCACGGATACGAAGTCGCGGCGAACACGGTTCGCGAACCTACGATCCTGAACGCGGACGAGGTCGTTCACTCGAGAATCGGCGACTTCGGAAACGTTCCGCGCGGAATCTCGATTCTCCTTCCGGCCCTGAAATACCTCCGATTCGCGGAGCTCTTTCTCGAGTCGCGACACTGGCTAACTCAAATCCGCTCGCGCCTTCCGGTCGTCCGAAAGGTCCGCGGATCGAAGGCCGCGCTCGACGCCGAGAAAATCCGGTTCAAGAAACTTCCGCCTCCGGGAACGATCGCGCTCGAGGGTGAAGGAACCGAGTGGCAATTCCCCTCCCTGAACTTGCAGTCGGCGGACGCGTCGGACGATTTCCTCCGCGTCCTCCTGGCGATCGCCGCGGCCGTCGGACTCCCGTTGTATATGGTCGGAAACGACCCGTCGTCCGGGACCTACGCCGGCGGCCTCCTGTCCGAGTCTCCTACGGTCCGGATGATTCGCGAATACCGGACTCAGGTCGAGGAGAACGTCGATTCTCTCGTCGCGACTCTCTCCGGCCAGGATGAAGGATGGAAGGTCACGTTTCCGCCTGTTCTTCGCCGAGCGATCGGCGAGAGCGCCGCGGCGTTCGTCGCGCTCACGAACGGAGAGATTTGGTCGCGGAGAACTGCATGCGAGGAATCCGGAAAGGAGTGGGAAGGGAAAGACGGAGAGCGCGCGCGGATTATGGCGGAGCGGAGCGAAGGGTTCGGCGACTCTCTCGGCCTCGACCTCGGAGGCGGCGACGACGACGAACCGGCTACCTCGACCGCCGGCGATCAGGACACGGCGCCGGGCGAAGGATCGGAGGAGCTCCCGAACACGCGACCGCCGAAGCCTCCGAAAGGGATCGCGCTTGGTAAAAAGGGATCGTCTGCACCTCGAAACTCGGGAGTCTGAAAAATGGCGGAAGTGAAAGAAGCGGTTCCAGCGACGGACACGACGAAGACCGAGGACCCGGCGACCGCTTGGGCGAAGCGAACGTCCGTCGCCGCGGTTCCTTGCAAGCTGTTCCCGTCCGGAGGCTCCGTCGACGGCGTCGGAATCTCTCCTGGGAATTACGCCGCCGTCGCTCCGGACGGAACGGTTCACGAGGTCGCCGCCGAGCTCCTCGAGGTTTTTACCGCGGCCACGAAGTAAGGGCGGCCGACGATGGCGACGCCGAAACCGGGTCAAGGAACCGTAAACGCGTCGCTCCTCCGCCTCCTCGTTCGCGCTCGAGCTCAACTCACGCGCCTCGAGCTCCGCGCGTTCCGGCGTGACGTGATCCCGGTTCTCGTCGCTCTCCGCGGCGAAATCCTCGCGTCGATAGAGAGCGCCGCGAAGAAGAAGAAAGGCCTCGGCTCCGTAACAAAGAAACAGTTCGGCGTGATCCTGAAACAGGTCGACCAGGCGGTCGCGAACGCCGGCGGCGACCTGAAGGAGAACCTCGACAAACGCCTATCCGCCGTCGCGCGCCGTGAGTCGCGGATCCTGAAGGCGGCCGTCGCGAAGTCCTCTCCGGAGATCGGCTCGATATTCACCGGCCTATCCGTCGCGGAGATCGCGAACGTCGCGAAAAAGGGACAGTCCGCGATTCGAAAACCGATCTCCGCGGCCTGGTCGAAGAAGACGACGGCCGCCGTAAAACAATCGATCGCGCTCTCGATATCGAAAGGCGAAGACCTGGCCGCCGCCGGCCGCCGCCTCTCTAAAGTGGCGGACTTTTCGAAGAGACAGGCGGCGCAAATCGCGCGGACCTCGATTCAACGGAACGCCGTCGAGGTGACGAACGCAACGGTCGCGAAAAACGAGGACCTGTTCATCGGGTCGAAGTTTATCGCGACTCTCGACCTCGATACCTGTCCGACGTGCGGAGACTTGGACGGGAATCTCTACACGTTCAAAAAACACGGGAAGGCCGCCGGCCGATACGCCGACCGGCCGGATATTCCGGTTCACCCGTACTGCCGATGTATCTACGCGCCGGTTACGAAGACCTGGCGCGAGCTCGGGTTCGACCGCGACGAGCTCTCTCCCGGAACGCGCGCTTCGATGGACGGACAGGTTCCGGAGACGCTCGATTACGACGAGTGGGTGAAGGACGCCGCTGCACAAACGCGGCCTTCGTGGATCCGATCGTTCCTCTCGCCGGAGAGGTTCGCGGCGTTCGAGCGCGGAGAGCGCCTCGAGGACTTCGCTCACGAGGTCGCGGCCTGGTCCGCGGAAAACATGAGTCTTCCTCCGTTGTCGTTCCGGCGTCGCTCGCGGGTTCTCGAGACCGAATCTCCTCGAGTTAGCCGGCGTCGCGCCGGCTCTCTCCGTCGTTCCGCGTCGTTCCGCGACAATTGACGGAGGCCGCTCCGGCGGCCGGAAATAGTGTTTCCTCTTGAACTTGCGGTCCGTTGACGGCAATTCTCAGGAGGTGGCAACCAAAACACGAACCCGGCGCGCGCGTGAAGCTCGAGACGTTTCCTCGTTCTCAGTCCGCGAAGCGAAGGTCGATCTCGAGTCGCTCCGCGTCGAAGGAATAGTCCTCCTCGGACCCGGCTCCGGCAATCCGACCAGGTCCGGAGGCGTCCGGAGCTACACACTCGACGCTATGCACGCCGCGGTCGCGGAGGGCCTCTACGACAACCTGCACGCGTTCCGGGATCACGTCACGGAGGCGGAGGACGCGGAGACAAGCGGCGTCCGGCCGACGCGCTCCTTCCTCGGAGCCTTCGGCGGCGCGCGTGTTGTCACGCTCGAGGGCGACGAGACGCGCGGAAAGATCGTCGCGGACCTCGACGTCTCCGCTAAAGAAGCTTGGTTCGCTAAGGACGCGGCGCGTCCTACCGTCGCGGCGAAGCTCGGATTCTCACATGACGCAATGATCGAGGTCGTCGATACCGGAGGCGGGAACGAAGACGTCGTTCGGATCAAGGCCGTTCGCTCCGTCGATCTCGTTACGACGCCGGCGACGACGATCAACGTTTTCGAAAGCAAAACCCGGAGGCCGAAGGCGATGGCGAAGCGACGAAAGACGACCGTTCGAGAGGCCGCGGTCGGCGACAAAGTCGAAGCGACGAATCAGTTCGGAGAAAAGGTCGTCGGAGAGGTCGTCGCGGCCGGCCCTGCTCTCCGGATCCTGGTCGGCGACCGGGTTCATACCGAGTTCGAAGGCGACGTTACAAAGCTCGAGGTGATGGCTCCTCCGGCCGCCGGCGACGCCGCTCCGGCCGCGGACGCTCCGGCGACGGAGGCGGACGAGGAGGAGGAGGTCGAAGACGAGGAGGTCGACGCCTCCGCGACGGAGGCCGAAGGCGACGAGGAGACTCCCGCCGACGCCGAAGGCGACGACGAGGAACCCGAAACGAAGGACGAGGAGGTCACCGAAGCGATGGCGGACAAGCGACTGAAGAACGAAAACGCCGAGCTCCGCGCGGAGCTCGCGAAGAGGGACCTCGACCACGCGCTCGAGGCTCTCCCTGAAGGCGCCGCCGCCATCCTCCGAACGAAGTTCGAGGGGAAGGCTCCGACGAAGGTCGAGATCGACGCCGCCGTGACGGAGGTCAAGGAGGCCGCTCGCGCCTTCGGACTCCGTACGGACGACGAGGACGCGGCTCCGGCTCCGCCGGCCGCGGTCACGGCGACACACCGCGCGCCGGAGTCGAGGCGCCGCCGGCGCTCCGACGCGGTTCGAGCGATCGAGGCGTTCTCTCGGACTGGCGGGACGTCGGACTACGCGAAGAAGAAGATCGCCGAACTCGAGGCGTCGACGAAGTAAAGAACCCGTCTTTCCGGGTCCGAAGGCGCGGCGGTTCCGCGCGAAGACGGAGACAGTTTCGAAATGACAACTTCCACCGTTCAGCAAATGCGATGGGTCGGCGGAACCGGGATTACGGCGACGTTGCCGACCGGCGCCGGCGCGGTCGTCGAGGGGCAGCCGGTCAAGCTCTCGAGCGGCGCTATGGTCGCTATCGCGGCCGACGGCGAAACCGTTTTCGCGATCGCCGCGAAGGACAACGCCGCGAGCGTCGACGGAACGTATCACATCGTTTCCGGCGACCTGTTCGAGGTCCGCGCCGGCGAGATCGTTACGGCCGGAGACGTCGTCTACGCCGAGGTTACTACCGGCGACGTGATTACGACCGGACTCTCGACCGGCGAGCGTTCGTGCGGCGTGATGCTCGAGTCTCTCGCGGATCAGGCGTACGGAACGATGGTCGCACACCTCGAGGCCGACCGCGGAATCGCTCACGCGTAAAGGGCGGAGCTCCGCCAGAAAACAGAGGAACGACCGATGCAGATCGAACAAACCTATACGGAGCCGAGCGCGCGCGCGATGGGAGTCCGCGAAGCGAAGGCACACCTCGACGACCTCCACGAAGGACGGCTCTCTCTCACGGAGAGACAGCGACTCGTGACGGACCTCCTCACGGAAGGCCGATGGGACGGACAGGTTCAGGCGGTCGCGGAGGCTCTCGGATCCGGTCACTTCGCCGCGATCACCCTCGACGCCGTCCACAATGACCTGATGTCCGGTTTCGAGGCGGTCGAGGCGACGTGGAAGGGAGTTTCGGCGACGGTTCCGCTCTCCGACTTCCGTCCTCACAACGTATCCGTTCTCGGCGGACAGGGCGTCCTTCCGAAGGTTCTCGAAAAGGAGAGCTACAAGGAAGTCGAGGTTAAGGACGAGCTCCGGACGCCTCTCACGGCGGAGAAATACGGAGCGATCGCCTCGTTCTCCCTCGAGGCGCACATGAACGCGGAGATCGCGAACCTCCGCGAGTACGGATCCGAGTTCGGGAAGGCCGCGCCGCTCACGATCAACGAAAAGGTTTTTAACCAACTGATCATGACGAACGCGAACATCTGGGACGGCGTCGCGCTGTTCCACGAAGGTTCGCACGCGAACGACCCCTCGGGCGGTTCGTCCGTGTCGCTGAATGCGACGAACATGAAGGCGGCGATCGCCAAGTTCGGACAGCAAACTGGCCTGGCCGGCCAGAAGATCAAGCTCCGGCCGCGGTTCCTGATTTGCGGTCCGAGTCTCGAGCTCGACGCCGAGGAGCTCCTCGGATCCGCTTCGTATATCGCGGCTCAAATGCCTACGGCCGCGGTCGACTTCCGCGGACAGATGAACGCGATTGGGCGCCGGATGGCGGCGACGCCGGTCGTCTCCGAGTGGATCACGGATGATTCCTGGTTCCTCTGTTCGGACCCGGCGATTCGTCCGACGATCAAGGTCGGACTCCTCGACAATCGCGAGGAGCCCGAAATCTGGATGGAGCCCCAGAACACCGGCGCTTGGTTCCTGAACGACGCGACGCGCGTGAAGGCGCGTATCGCCTTCGACGCGGAGGTCGTCGATTACCGGACGATCGTTCGCGGCTCCGCCTCCTAACGAGGGCCGACGACCAGACGGCGCGGCGGCGGAGCTCGGCGACGCGCTCCGCCGCCGTTCTCTTTTGACCAGGAGAGATAGACATGCAGCCTAGTGCCAAGGAACGAGCGACGGCCGGAATCGGAGCGGCCGGCGCCGTTCGAGCTCAGTCGACCGTGGTTAAACGCGTGATCCTCGGCGGAGGTGATCACGCCTGGCAACTCCGCGACGGCGGCGCTACCGGAACGATTCTCGGGACGTTCATTTGTGCGGCCGCGGTTCCTTATGTCGTGGACTTTCACGCGCTCTTTTCGACGGACGTTCACGCTACCGTCGGAGCCGGAACTTCGGGAACCCTCACGATCGTTTACGAATGACATTCACCTACGACGACGACGGCGCCTCCTTCACGACGAGAGACGAGCTCCGCCGGAAGATCGGAGATACGATCTCGGCGCGGCCTCTCTATACGGACGAGGAGCTCGATAACGTGTTGTCGTCGAACGGCGGAGAGGTTCTCACGGCGGCCGCGGCGTGTTGTCGAGAGCTCGCGGCCGCGGCGACGCGCGGCGCGATCTCCGGCTCTCTTCCTGGCCTCTCGATTTCGAAGGCGAACCTTCCGGACACGTACTTACGGATGGCGGCGGCGTTCGAGCTCGAGGCGGCGTCTCCTCTCAAGTCGACGCCGACGGAGATTAGCGTTATGGATTCGGCGTCCGAACAACTCGCCGTTTCGATCGACGATCGCTTCCAAGTCGAGAGCGAAGACTTCACGCCGAACGCGTAAGGAGGCTCCGGTTTGCAGTTCACGCTGAACGTCTTCACGGCCGACGATCGCGCGTTCTTCCTCGAGCTAATCGAGGAGGCCGTTACAAACGCGACGACGAAGCGGAGCGTTACCTACCATCGGCCGGAGGCCGGCGGGAAAGGCCTCGGCGTTGTCGCTACGCCGTCGGAACCGCTCGCGGTCGATATGTTCGTCGGCTCTCCGTCGAAGGGCGAATTCGTCGACGCCGAGGTCGGTCGGCGAACTTACGTCGCTCTCGGAACCGTCTTCGCCGCGGCCGGTCACGATCCGGAGCTCGACGGATCCTCCGGCGCCTGGATCGAGGAGGCCGGCGCGGCGTTTCAGGTTACGGACGTTCAGAAGGGCGACCTCGGAACGTCTCTCTATTACGTGTTCCAGACGAGGCGCTCCTAACGTGGCTCGCGCCTCTCACAAACAAGCGGCGGCCGCGATCAAATCGGCGGACCGATCGCTCGCCGCCTTTAACGTCGCGCTCGACGTTTACGTGAAGTCCGTCGGCAAGGGGTCGAACGTGGCGGTCCGGAAGTCCGCGGCCGATATCACGTACGAATCGGCGCGTCGCTCGCCTGTTCGATACGGTCGTTTTCGCGCGGCCTGGTTCGAGGCTCTCTCTCGGCTCGGAGCTCCTCAACCTACGATCCCGGCGACCGTTGCTCACCTCGGCAAGGACGGGATAGTTCGAGTGATTCACACTCGGCCGGACGTGATCGCCGCCGGACGCGCCTCCGGCTCCGTTACGATCGACGAGACGGACCGCGGAACTCGTGTCGTCGTCGGGAATCCGACTAGGTATGGTCCGTTCCTCGAGGCCGGCGGTTCTCGACAGGCGGCGAACGGCGTGATTCGCGTCGCGGTCGAGAGACACCGGAAGGCGCTCCTCGAGGACATTAAGCGGATCAACCCGGACGGAGTTCTCTAAATGGCACGCTTGAAGTTCGAGGCCTCGACGACGCTCAACGTCGCGAACATGCAGAGAACGATCGACGTAACGCGTCCGAACCTGGCGCGGAACTCCTCGTTCGAATCCTGGTCCGCCGGCGGCGCCGCGGACCCGGACGCCTGGACTTCGACACTCAACGGAGGGACGATCGCGAAGGCGACGAGCGCCGGAACGTTCCGGTTCGGCCTCTCCTCCGTCCAACTCACGCAAACGTCCGGAGGCTCCGGCGACTCGAGGGTCGAGCACGATCTTTACGACCGCGTCGGCGCCGGCTGGCAAGGACGAGAGGTCACGGCCGCCTGTTACGTGAAGTGCTCGTTCGGCACCTCGGCGAAGCTCCGTCTCGACGACGGCGTCGGAACGTCGGAGGCGGTTCACTCCGGCCTCGGCGGATGGGAACGCCTGGCGGTCACGCTCTCGGCCGACGGCGCGGCGGCCGCTCTGAAGGTCGTCCTCGAGCTCGCGAAACCTGGCGCCGGTTCCGTCGATGCCTGGTTCGACGCCGTGACGGTCGTTCACGGCGACTCGGAGGGTCTCTACGCTCCGAACCCGGAGGAGCGCGCGGCGGACTTCGTCGACTTCGACAACAACGGAGCGGCCGAAAAGATTTTCGCTCCGCGGATGGTTACGGGAACGGCGACGTTCTCCCTCACCGGAGGCGCCGCGACGGAGACGAAAACCGTAACGCTCCCTCGAGGCTTCCGGACCGTAAAGAGCGGAGTCTGCACGCTGAAACTCGCGAGCGGAACTCTCGACCTTTACCTCGTCCGGATCTCCGGACTCACGGCGACGCAAATCACGTTCATGTTCTCGGCGGCCGACGGGTCGAACCTCGGCGCGGCGGACGCTCCGATCGTCGACTTCATGGTCTTCGGCGTCGGACACGAATCGAACGCGGATCAGTATTAACGATGCCTGGAACGATCGCCGCTATCGAGGAGGACACTTATCGCGCGCTCTTGACGTTCGCGACCGAAGGCCTCTCGAGCGTTGCGGACGTTCACGAGACGAACGTGAACGAGTCGACGATCGGCGTTCCGACTTGGTTCGTCGTTCACCTCCTTTCGATGATTCCGAACGATCAGAGGAACGGCGAATTCCTAGCGACCGGAACCGTTCGCGTTCGATGCCGCTTCAAGGTCGCGCGCGCTGGCGCGTCCGTCGATCCGCGCGCCGGCTGGCGCCTGGTCCGCGCCGTGAAGGACCTGTTCCGAGGCGCCGACCTCGCGGTCCTCGACGATACAACAGGGAACGGCCGGGCGAAAATCGGAGTCCTCTCGTTCGGCGAAGTCGAGGCGAACGCTCTTGATCCGGTCGAAGGGATCGGCGAAATTCTTACCCAGGTTCCGTATTTGCTAACGGGCCTTCCGACCTAGAAGGAGTCGACGCTATGTCTACGACGGTCCGAACCTACCGACACGGGACCTTGAAGCTGAAGGACGGAACACCGCAGGAGATGACCGTTACGCTCCTTGACGGCGGATGGTCCGGAGCGATCAAGGGGAAGCCGATCATTCCGATTATCGACCGCGGGGTCGTCGATCAGGTCATTTTCGGCGACAACGAACTACTCCCGTTCTCGTTCACGACGAATTTCCGCGAGCTCTACGGAGAGTCCGCCGCCGTGTTGACGGCGACGCTCACTCCTTACGAGTTCATTACGGCGGACACGAACAACACGCTTACGACGGCGCTCCTCTCCGTCGACGCTACGCAGGAACCGTACTTGTTCGACGCGGAGCTCACGATCGCGAACCCGACGGGGTCCGGCTCCGAGGTGTTCACTTGGGGAGAGTGTTACTGTCCGTCGATCCGGTTCGAAGAGGGCCTCCCGAATAAGCTCTCATTCGAGGGAGAGTGTCAGTCCTTCACGCCGTCGTCGACGATTTGAGAGGCGGTCCGGCGTGACGATTCCGCGACGAGGACACTCCGCCGGCCGGGACTATCCTCGTCCGGTTTTCGTTCTCGCCGAGGTTGGCGCTACGCCGATCGCGAAGTTCGACCTCGTGAAGGAGAACGCGAGCGGAACCCTCGAGGTCGCCGGCGCCGGAGACGCCGTGTTCGGAGTCGCGGACTCGCAAGGCGACGCCGGCGAGAACGTTCACGTTCAGGTCGGCGGCGTTCGCGAGCTCGACACGACAGGTTCACCGGGTTTCTCCTACCGATGGGAACACGTCGTCGCCGCCGGCTCGAACCAGGTCGACAACGGGTCCGCCGGCGATCCGTACTTCGCGAGCCTGATCGAATACCGCTCCGCCGACTCGCGCGCTCGAGTCCTCCTTCACGCCGACGCGATTAAGACGTGCGCGCGCTCGATTCGGACGCAAGGAGACGAGACGATCTCCGTCGGCGACGTTACGGCGGGACGTCCTTGGGTCCGGAGCTCCTCCGACCGCCTCGAGACTCCGAGAGTCGCCGGGACGACCGCTCAACGTCCGGGATCAGGCGTCCGATACGACGGCGCGACGTATTACGACACGGACGTAAACGCGCTCCTAGTGTGGTGCGACGCTCTCTCTAGGTGGGTCGGACCAACTCAGTTCCTGCAACTCGGATACGCGCGGTCCGGTTCGATCGGCTCGTTCATCCTTCGCTTTCAAAATAACGATATGGGTTGGACTAATACGCCGTGGGTTCCGTCTCGCGCGATTGAAATTACGAACGTCGGCGTCGCTACGAAGGGCGGAACGGGCGGATCGACGTGGACTTATCGACTTCGAAAGAACGGATCCGGGACGGATCTCTGGACTCACGCCGTCGTCTCCGCGACGACCTGGACGACGAGCGTCGAGACAGTCGGCGTTACATTCGTCGCCGGCGATCGGATACAGTTTCGAGCGGACACAGGAGCTAACGAGGCGATACAGGGAGTCCTCGAGGTCGAGTTCGTTCCTGTCTACTGAAAGAAACCCGGAGGGAAACGGAAATGCAGGTCACAGGAGCGCGGAATTCGGTCGGAAAGATTCGGTTCGTTTTCGAGGATCTCGAGGACGAGGAGTCGAAGGAGAAACTCTCGGTTGAACTCGAACCGCTCCGGCTCGGATGGGACCTCGAGGTGATTCAAGAAATCGGCCTCCCTTCGGCGCCGCTAAAGATCGTCGGAAAAGGACCTGACGGACCGCAAGTGTTCCCGAACACGGAGGACGGTACTTACAAACTCCGCGACCTCGAGGGGAACGCGTTGCAGGCGGCGGCGATGATCTTCTTCGCGCTCGGCAAGGATCAGCGATTCACGTTCGCGACGGAGGCGGCGATTCGCCGGAAGGCGCCGGCAAAGTTCTGGGCGTCGATTTACAACGAACTCCGCGAGTCGCCTATTTCCGGCCGCGACTTCGGTCGCCTTCTTAAGGCTATATCCGACGGCTCCGGCGTCTCGAACGACGACGTCGACAAGGCGCGAACCGCTTTTTTACTCGGGAAGGAGGAATCACCGAACGGTTCCTCCTCCGACTCGCCTCTCAAGAGTTCGGAGCCGAGTTCGACGGAGGCTCCTTAGCGGAACAGCTTGAGATGATCGGGTTCGTCGCGGCTAAGTGTCACGTTTTTGGGAACGCAACAAATGGCGATTCTTAGCGAAGGCCTGACGATCGTTGTCGGCGCGGACACCACCGGGTTCCGGAAGGGACTTAGCTCCGCTAAGGCTCTCGCCGCCTCGACCGCCGGCTCCGTGAAGAAGTCCGCGGCGTCGATGGTCGACTCTCTCGACAAAGTGAAGAACACGTTCGACAAGCTCCGAGGAATCGCGCTCTTTTTCGGAATCGCGCTCGCCGCTCTGGTCGCGCCTGGTCTAAAGGCCGAGGACTCGTTCAAGAAACTATCGGCCGCGAACGTACTCGCCGGGAAGTCGGTCGAGAACTTACGCAAGAGCGTGAAGGCGGCCGCCGGCGACCTCGGAAAGACCTACGCCGGCGCCGCGGACAAAGCTCGCGTCGGCGTTCTCAAGTTCGCACAGACGACGAAGGGAGCTCTCGCCGGCGTCCGCGCGGCGTCGGATATCGCCGCGATCGGACTCGCGGACGAGGCGTCCGCGTTCCGTACGCTCGCGGAAACGGCCGCCTCTTTGAACCGGCCGCTCGAGACGACCGCCGAACAAATGAAGGGAGACCTCGCGAAAGCGGCGGTCCTCTCCGGCTCGTCGATCGAGGAACTCGGCGGCTCGATTCAAACTCTCTCGCGTCCGGCGCTCCGGCTCGGAACGGATATCTCCTCCCTGCTCGGAGCGATCGTCGCTCTCCGGAAGGACGGCGCGTCGCTCGCCGAGTCGACGGCAATTCTCAAGGGTTCGATGCAGTCCGTGATCAACCCGACGGAGGAACAGGCGGAGGCATGGCGCGCGCTCGGACAAGAGGCGTCGCCGATGCTGTTCTTCGGCGAACGCGTCGGCGGAACGATGGCGCTTCTAAAGGACTCGATTACGGACAACTCCGGCGCCGTCCGAACGCTCACCGGCGATTCCGAGGAGCTCCTCGGCGCGTTCTCCGGGTTTGGCGGCGGCGGCGGCGGGTTCGTACAGAACCTTCAGAAGATGAAGAACGCCGCGGTCGATTTCTCCGACGCTATCTCTACCGGCCGGAGCGAGTTCGACGACCTGAAGGCGCTTTTGCCGAGGCTCGTTAACGGCATATCGGACATGACGCGCGAGCTCGGCCTCTTCAACGATATGGCGATGACTGTTCGCGGCGTCTTTTCGGAGATCGCCGCGGTTATTCAAATCGTGAATGACACCGCTTGGTTATTCGGCGCGTTCGGAAAATCGGGTCTTGCGATGGCGGTCGGCGCCGCCTCGGAACACATGGCGGCCGGAGGGATAGTTCCCGGAACGGGATCAGGAGACAAAATACCGGCGATGCTCGAGCCGGGAGAGTTCGTAGTTCGGAAAACGGTTGCACAGGCTCTCCTTCCTTTCCTTCACGAGCTCAACTCAAAAGGAATCCGCTCGTCGGCGCTCCTGAACACGAGTTTCGCGCGCGTTCAGACGAAGGACGGACAGAACGTCCTTAGCGACATCCTGAACGTGTCGAAGCCTACGCAGGGCCGGCTACCGATCGACCCGGCGGCGATCAATCTCGCGCAACGAACCGGGAAAGGCGCTAACGAGTGGCTGGCGGAGATCGCCGGCGGGATGTTCCGTACGCTCGAGGCTCTACCTCTCCGAAACGGCGGCCAGGTTCCGCAACGGTTCGGCGACGGCGGTCCGGTTCTCCGGATGGCGGCCGGCGGTCCGGTTCCTACCTCTTCGACGAGCTCCGGCGCGAAAAACTCTCACGCCTCCTCCGGCCAGGTCCGCGCGCCGAGCTCTATTCACCTTCATGGAAACGTGAACATGAACGTCACCGGCCGCGAGATCACGCCGACCGTTCTCCGCGACACGATCGTCCCCGGAATCGAGCGTGAGGCCGGCGGAGGCCGCTCGCGGCGAAGTCGGTCGAGACGATGACAGTCGCCGCGAACGCCGTTACGTTTGCCTATCCGACGCTGGCGGCGCCGACGACGTCGGTCGTCGTCCGCGGTCCGAACTTCAACGATCGCGATACGGTCGACCGGCGCGACGTGATCGAGGAACTACCGTCCGGCGAGCTCGCGACGTTCCGGCGCGGTCCGCGGCGGTTCCTGGTCGAATGGTCTTGGGGCCTTCCGGCGCCTCTCCCGGACGACGAGAAACAGAAGCTGTTGAACTTCTGGGCCGACGTCGTCGACGGTCCGTCCGAGGAGTTCGAAGTCGAGGCGCCGAATTGGGGCGGAGCTCTGATCGAACTATTCGCCGGCGCGACGATCGCCGGCTCGACGATCACGGCCGGAGGCGGACACCTCCCCGGCGACCTGGTCCGGACGGATAGCGTCTTATACGTCGGCTGTTCTTTCGAGGACTCCGCGCTCTCGTTCGATCAGGAGCGGAACGGATGGTTCGCCGGAACCGTCCTATTCCGCGCCAAGGGAAAGACTCTCTAACGTGGCGGCTATCTCCGGCGCCGTCCGCTTCCGCGCTCTCTTCCTCTTCGAAGGCTCTCCCGTCTACGTGTCCGATCAGGACGACGTCGGCGTCGTCGCCGAGAAACGCGTTAAGGATTGGGGAACGGCGGAGCTCAACCTAGACGGCGGCGGAGACGCGCTCACGCTCACTCTCTCGAACCGCCTGATTCCGGACGTCTCCGGCTCGAGGTTCTCCGACCGTTGGCCTCTCGCGGATCCGCCGAAGGGCGTCGGCGTGATCGTGCAGCAAAGCCTCACGGAGTCGCCGGCCTGGTTCCTCTATTTCGTCGGCGCGGTCGAGGAGGTGACGGAGGTCACGGAGCGGACCGTTGTTATTCACGTCGCCTCTCCGTCGGCGGCGTACTATCGCGACCTCGGCGAAGCGATCATTCGGACGGAGTTTCCCCAGGCGGCGGATAACGCGGTCGACAAAATTAAGCCGATCGGCCTCGGGATGTTCTCCGGGTTCACGCCGCCTCTCGTTCGTCGCCGACAACGGTCGACACTGAAGGCCGGATTCCTCGCGACGGACGTTCCTCCGTTCGACCTATCGGTCGACACTAACGAGACTTGGCCGGCCGCCGGATCGCTCGAGGTGAACGACGAGGAGTTTCTATACGACCAGGCGAACGTAACGACGGACGACGTCCTCCGGATCACGGCGCGCGGTCAGAACGGAACGACGGCGACCGCGGCCGCGATCGGCGATATCGCGGCGGAAATCGCGAAGTCTCGTTGGCTGGTTTTCGACCATCCTTCAAAGGAGATCACGGCCGTTTACGGAGTGTCTTCGGACGGCGAAAAAGTCGCTCTCGATTCGAGCCTGTTCGAGGTTCACCTCGGCGACGCGGAGGATCCGCGGACCTCCGTGAAACTCACGAGCTCGAAAGGCCTGAAGGTCGACGTTCCTTCGAAGACGTCGTCTTATCGCCGGATCGAAATGGACGCGGCTGGAACGTTCGGCGAACACACTCTCGCCGCGATCCCTGGATTCTCGAACGGGTCGAGGGCGAAGAATCCGGCTATGGCGGCCGGAGAGGCGGCCGAGTGGGGCGGCGATAACTTCGCCGTGATGTCGCGAGACATTCACGATACGCTCGTCGTGAAGCGGACGAAGGCGGTTCCGGATCCCGGCGTTCCGGTCGAGTCGGTCCGGATCGGCGTCGAACATTTCGGCCTTAAGGACTTCGGATATCAGTCGACGCTAACGGCGGAGATCCTCTCTTCGGCCTCGACGCTCGTCGTCGCCGACGCGTCCGACTTGATCGCGTCCGGCGCGGCCTATCTCCTGATCGATTCGGAGCTCCTTCAAGTCCTCTCGTTCCCGGACGACCAGACGATCGCGGTCGCGCGCGGCGTACTGAACACGGCGGCGACCTCTCACGGCGAAGGGGAACGCGTCTTCGCGGCTCTCGACTCCGCGTTCAACGCGCTGTTCCCGAACGTTCAAGTTCGGATCGAGGACGACGCCGGCGTTTTTCAAACGCTCGGACCGCTCACGGACGAGAGCGCGGTTCCTCCGGACGTGACGGAGGACGCCGGCGCCTATACGGACGTTCAGGCGATTACGGCGTTTCACGGACACGAGGTCGAAGGGGGGGTCGTCGCGGCCGGTTTGTACCTAACGGCCGGATTCGACGTAGCGAACGACGATCTCGACTTCATCGGAGCCCTCTACGTCGCGACGATCCTGAACGTCGCGAACGAAAATTCGAACATCGAGTATCCGCTCTCCGCGCAAATCACGAAGGCCTATCCGCTCGGTTCGTCCGGGATCTCCTTCTGCATGCCTGCCGCGGTCGGCTCTTTGCCTGGCGCTCTGAAACAGAAGATAAAAGGCCTCCGCGTCCGGTTTGCTCACGCCGCCGCCGCCGGCGAATCGAGCTCGAGCGTTCGCGTTCGTCTTTGGATCGGCGGCGAAAAAGTAATCGACGAGGTGAAGTCTTCGAAGGGCGAAGTCGCGGCGGGAAATCCTCCGGACGTCGACTTGATCACGGCGGACCTCTCCGCGTTCCCGGACGGGTTCGACCTGAAAAAGCTCTACCAAAGGAACACGCTCCTTTGGTTCTCCGAGGTCGACGGGAACACGCGCCTTTACTTCGTCGGAATCGACGTCGTCTTCGACGAACAGCAACTTCTAGGGAGCTCGAGCGACTTCGCGAACGACCGGACCGTTCTAACTGGCTCGTTCGATCTCGTCCTCCTTCACGCCGGAACCTACGATTCCGGTTTGAGCGGCGGCGGCGCGAACCACGTTCTCGAACTCTTCGACGGTCGCTCCTGGTCGTACCTCCTGAAGGACACGAGCGCCGGTCACGTTATCCGAGGCGAAGGCGGGACGAAGGGGGGGACGGTCCGGTTCACCTCGGCGCCGAGCGGCGTGAACGACGTTCAAACGGTCGGCTGTTACTGGTCCGGGATCGACGCTCCTTCTCAAGGACGGATTACGCGAGTAACTATCCTGATCGACGCCGCTTACAAGGCGCTCGAGGTCGCGAAACCGACGATCGTTCTCCGCGATCACAAGAACAATATCTCTTACCTTCCGTCGATCGAGTCGACCGGAGTTTCCGACGAACTCGACGGCCAGAATTGGACTCGGCGCTGTTGGCGCGTTTCGTGGAAGTCCTCCGACCTTCCGCTATCCGTCGGCGGGAATGTCGTTACGGTCCGTCGGCTCATGCGAGACTTTCACGTCCGCGTTTCGGCGACCGGCTCCGGAGACTCCGCGTTCTACGCGACTTCGCTCGACTGGTTTATCGAGGTCGACCAGGCGACGACGTCGATCACGAACAGTATTAACCCGGACGCGTTCACTCGAATTCGGTACTTCGACGTCTCGCCTCACGTCGCGAGTTTCGCCGCGCTCGAGGGCCGGAAGGTCGCGCTCTCTCTCGAGAACGCGTCCGTGAGAGACGAGGATCAGTCGAAGCCGATTCTCGCCGCGCGCGTGTTCGCGCTGTTCAAGTTCACGGCGACGACCGAGGCGGAGCTCGAGCGGATCGCGGTCGACGGAACCGGAATCGAACTCACGGACAAACTCGACGCGCTCCGACAGGTCCTCACGGCCGGCTATCCGCTCCTTTCCGTTCCGACGGACGCCGTCGACGAATCCTCCTTCGCGACCGCTATCGCGAGCGGCGCTCTCGAACTCCGCGGCGTGATCGAAACGAAACAGGACGCGGCCGGCCTTCTGGCGGACCTGGCCGAACAGGCGAAGGTTTCGTTCCTCTGGGAAGGCGGGTTTGCAAAGGTCGTTTATAAACCGGAGCTAGGCTCTCTCCCGCCGGTCGCGTTCGTGTTCTCTCACTCGGCCGAGGACGTCCTTCAGGACTCCGTGATCGTCTCCTACCGAACGAAGGACTCCGTCGGAAACGTGGTTACGGTCCGCGGCCGCCGCGACTTCGTGAAAGGCGGATACGAACTCTCGAAAGAGACGGAGAACGTCGATTCTCAAACGAAATACGGTCGCCGGCCTCACGAGATCGGCGCGGACTTCCTTCAGACGGACGACGATTGTTCCGCGCTCGCCTGTCAACAATTGAACTACCGGCGCGAGATCGAAACCGTTATTCGATGGCTCTCGCCGCCGTCCGCGAAGAGTCTCCTCGTTCGCCGTGGAATGATCGTGCAGCTATCCTCTCCGATCGCGAGCTCTGATCGACTCGAGGTCCTCGGAGTCCGTACTCTTCCGGGTTCCGTTTCGGCGGGAATCCCGACGGTCGAGATCACGACAGTTCTCCGGCCGGCCGAGATTCCTTGTCCGCTCGTTACGGTTCCGTCGTTCGGCGACGACGAAGGCGGCGGAACGGGAGACGGTTCGTCCTTCACGGACGATTTCGACGACGATTTCGAATGATCAAAGGAGCGTGATTCATGGTCGACACGATCAAGACGACGGCGGCGCTCCTTGGCGACCTGGCCGGCGGAGCTCCTTCGTCGATCACGGCACAAACGATGCGGAACGCGGTCGTTACCCTCCTCGGCGACTTCACCGGGATTTCGCACTACGCCGCGAGTCCGGCGGACTTCGCGATCGCGGACTCGACGCTCACGAAGTTCACACAATTCGGATTCGAACAGCCGGCGCCGCCTACGGCCGGCGCCTCCGTTCCGGACGCCGTCGGCGATACCGTTACGATCGGAACCGACGGGACGTTCCTTGTCGAAATGTCCGCGTCGTTCGGAGCGGACGCCGAGGATTATTCTTGGTCCGTGTTTCTGAACGGATCCGAGCTCTCACCGCTCGCGATCAAGTCGCGCGCGACGACCGCCGGTCAAAGCGACGTCGTTACGTGCGCGGCCGCGGCGCCGGTCGCGCTCGTCGCCGGCGATTACCTCGAACTCTTCGCCGTCGCTCACGGTTCCGGCGCGAAGACGGCGAAGGTTCACAACGCTCACCTATCGGTTCTCCGGATCGGATAGGAAATGGCGACCGCTCACAATATCGACGAGCTCCTCGCGCTCCTGGCGGACAACACGGAGAACGCGATCTCTCCGGCGGACGTTCAGGACGTAGTGGCCTCGAAAGGCGTGTTCGGTTGCGCGCGCGCCGCGAACGTGTCCGCGAGTATCACGACGGTTTCGACGTTCTACGGGAAGGCCTCGAACCTTTGGGATACGGCCGGACCGCTCGGCGGAGGCGTCGCCTTCGACTCGAACACGGAGGAGCTCGTCCTTCCGCAAGCTGGCGTTTATTGGTTCACCTGCTCGTTCTCCTGGCGTCACTACGAAGGGACGTTTCGGAGGACCGAGTTCGCTATCGCCGTGAACGGAACCGTCTCGACGATTCGGACCGCGGCGAACTCGAAAGGGAGTCTCGCCGTCGAGGCGGTCGCGGCCGGTTGGCTCTCCGGCCTGGTCACGGTTCCGGCGGCTAACGCGCGCGCGACAATTTGGATCCGCGAGACGACGCCGAGCGCCGATCCGCGCGTCGAGATTTTGAAGTTCAATCGGGCGCTCCTCACGGCGGTCCGGGTTCGATGATTCGCGACCGGGTCGGCGCCGGCGATCTCCTTCTCGTGAGATTCCCTCCCGCGAGAACGTCGCGCGTCGGCCTGGTCCTTTACCGAAGGCGGATAACGTGACAGATCAGGACCAAGGACTCGACGCGGCGGAGGAGTGTAGGAGGGTCCTCGAGGCGGTTTCTGAACGCGCGGACTCCGTCGCGCGCCGAGCTCCGTCGAAGATGCAACTCGGATCCCTGGTAACGGCCGCGGTTATCCTCACCGGCGGCGGACAGTACCTCACGACGAAGGACGTCGCCGCGACGGCGAAGGAATATACGGACGCCGCGGAGGAGCGCCAGGCGAAGGACCTCGAGGCGGCGGAGCTCCGCTCTCACGCTCTCGTCGACGCTCACGCGAAACAGAGATTTCACGCCGGAGCGGTTTCGAAGGACACGTTCGAAGAGTTCCGGCGGACTCTGGAGACGGCGCTCGAGAACGTCGCGACGCGCGCCGACGTCCGCGCGCTCGAAACCTCGACGGATCTCCTCCGCGGCCAGGTCCGCGACCTCGAACAGAAAGTCGATAAAGTGAACGACGGGTAGAGGCTCCTTCCGGGAAGGAGGAGTTTCGGCGGGAGATAGGGGAGAGGGGAGACGTCTTGTGAAATACGTCGTCGCGCTCGCGCTGGTCGCGGCGCTCTTTTCGGGCCTTTCGTGGAACACCGGACGTTCGACGCTCGAGGCTCTCGAATCGCTTACGGAGGTCCGCGTTATGGAAACTCAGGAATTGGTCGACCGCTGGACGGCTCGACTCGGAGAGACAGGCTCGAGAGAGGTCGTCGTTCGGACGCCTCGAGAGGACGGAGAGGACGACGACACGTTTTCCGCGCGACACGAGTCCTTGGTTCAGGCTCGCGCGGCTCTCGCGCCGCCGATAGTCTGATTCGGCCGGCTCGCGTGAGGAGGGGCGGCGCCGCGCGACAAGCGGCGCCGCCTCCGTACGATCAGACCTCCGACGCGGCGCGTCGCTTAGAGAGCTCCCTACGCGTCGCTAGGATGATGAAGGCCTCGGACGCCTGGCTGGCGAGCGTGTTTGTAAGCGGAGTGACCTCGTCTCCCTCGACGGACGTTCCTTCACGGATCACGAGGACGCGCCGGCCGTCGACGTCGACACAGGTCGCCGTCCGGCCTTCGACTCCTAAAACGAAGTGGGGAATACTCGACACGGTTCAAGCCTCCTGGTTCTGGTTTCCGGACTCCGTCTATCGGGTCCGCGACCGCCTCTTCTGAATGGGAATCTTCCAACACGCTTCGAACGCCGCGCGGCCGCGATCCCATTCGCGCGACTTCCAATTCTTCGCCTTCGCGTCGATCGCTTCCCATTCTCCGCCGGCGCGGACGATCACGAAGTCGACCGAGAACGACCGCGGCGTTCCGGCCTGGCGCTCCTCCGCGGGAACCGGCGCCAGGTTCAGGAGGGGAAAACGAACCTGGCGATAGAGTCGGTCGCCGTCCTCGAGCTCCTCGAGGAGTTCGAGATAAACGCGCGCCTCCGTCTTCGACGGAAACTTGATCCCGTCGAACCGTCCGCAAACGCGACACTCGGCGACGCCGTGACGGTTCCGGCCTTCGCCGTCCTTCTCGATCGCGACTTCGGACAGGACTTTGCAGTTCGTGCAGAGAAACATCGGCCGCGCGGTTCCGTGTCCGCGACCTTTGAACTTTGCGAAACTCACCGGCGCTCGAGTTCGAAGACGCGCCGCTCGAGTGATCTCATTCGCTCCTCGAGAGACCAAAGGTGTTCGGCGGCCGTCGGCTCGGCGTCGAGAGGATTTGGAATCACCTCCGGGAGTGAAGGTGTTTCCGGCTCCTCGACCTCGAGAGTTATCGGCGCCTGGCGGACCGTCGCGCGCTCCGCGTCGACGCCTATCGCGACGTAGAACACGAGCGCGAGAGAGAGAGCGGCGGCGACGAGGCCGAACACGCCGAACGCGCGAGCGCCGTTCACGACTTCCCTCCCGCGGTCCGGACGGAAACCTCGTCCTCCGTCCATATCCGAACGCCGTCGATCTCCGTAACGCCGGCGCGGACCGCGGCGCCGATCGCTTTCTCGTTCACGATCAGGAAGTTCCGCGGAACCCTCTTCGCGTCGACGACCTCGAATTTCGCCTTTCGCCGAGTGTGAACGGTTCCGCCTCCGACAGTCTTCACGGACCGCGCCGGCGCCTCGGCGACCGGAACCTCTCGCGCCGACCTCTCGAGCGCGGCGCGTTTCCCGGCGGCCTCGAGCTCCGCCATAACGTCGCCGTCGTCCGCCGCCTCCTCCTCGGCCTGGCGCGCGGCCTCCGCCTCGGCCGCCGCCTTTGTTCGAGCGCGCGCCTCCTCCTCGGCCTTCGCCTTCCGATACTTCGACCAGGCGGCCTTTAGGTGTTTCTCGGCCTGGTCGAGCGGCGCGGATATCGAGCGATACGCGTCGTTCGTCTCCTTCACGAGACGGTTTACAGGTCCGGTCACTTCCTTTCGGCGCTCCTCGACCGCCTTCCGGAGCGTCGACACTTGCGCGAGTAGGTTCGCGCCGGCGGCGTCGCTCGCGTCGTCCGTGATCTCGAACGCGATCGCCGTCTCGACGAGCTCGAGAACGGAACCGCGCGCCTCGAGCGTTGGCGCGTCGGATCCCGGCTGGACGATTTCCGGAACGTGAATCTCTGGAATTTCGGACATAGGTGTTCCCTCCCTTTCTTTCGGGTAAAAAAAAGGCCGGAGACAAACACGCCTCCGGCCGCCGCCTCGGCCGCTCGGCCGTTTACTCCGAGACGGACTTCAGATCGTGCAACTTGCCGAGGAGCGCGGCGAGCGCTTGGTCCTCGAGGTCGCGAACCTTCTTGATCTTCCGCGACTTGCAGAACGAATTGATGATGGCGCGCGCGGCTCCGGCGATCTTTTCGTCCTCGAGGAACGTCGGAAGTTCGGCGAACATTTCGTCTCGCGAACCGAAAGGCGACGCCTCGGCGGACGGGTCCGACGGCGCCTCCTCGTCCTCCGGCTCCTCGTCCTCCGGCGTCGGATCAGGTTCGACGAGTTTCGGTCCGGCCGGTTTCGCCTTCGCCTTCGCCTTCGCCTTCGGCGCCGGCTCCTCCGGTTCCTCGGCCGGCTCCGCGACCGGAGCTCCTTCGCGCCGCTCGAGCTCGACGAGGACGCTCGCGCGCTCTCCCTTCAGTCGCTTCGAATCCGCGGCGTTCCCGTTCACGATGCCTTGTTCGAGTCGCGCCTGTTCGACGCGGAGATCCTCCGTCGAGATCCCGGCGTAAGGACCATCGGGCGGAGCGCCGTCCGATCGCGTCGCCGGCGTCGTCTCTGCCTTCGTCCGCTCGACGTCCGCGGCCGCCTCCTCCTCGGACATGATGTCCTCGAGCTCGACGGTAGCCTTCGCCTCGGCCTCCGGGTCGACGATCTTCGACTCCGACGCCTCGACAGGAAACGCCTGTTCGCGCGAGAGCTCGCCGGAGCTCATCGACTGGTAAATCGCGAGGAGCTCCGCGATTTGATCCGCCGTGAGTTCGGCGACCTGGCTATCGAACTTCCTCGTAATCATATCCGGCGTAACGGCCAGGTCCGCGAAGAGGATCAACGCCGTTCGAATCCGGTCGTCGCGCGTCTTCGCGTTTTTTAGGCCGGCCTTCATGGTCGCTTTCGCGCGCTCCTCTCCGAGCCGGATGAACCAGGAGGGAACGACTTCGAAGATGCACCGCCGAACGAGTTTCGATCCGACGCGGTTCACGAGCTCGAGCTCGTCGCGCTCGTCCGGCTGAACCCATTCCGTCCGCTTCTCTCCGTTCACGTACACTTTTCGCTGAATCAGGCGGCGGACCCGTTGAGAGGCGCGAGCGTGAACGTTCGCCTCACAGTCGATCGCATACGCCGATAGGTTGATGAAGTCCTCGTCCCGTCCTTCGACGTCGAAGCCGAACGAAATGTTCTTCCAGCAAACCGCCGCGGCGCGCGCGAGATGGATAGACGGTCCGGAGAGCGTTTTTCCTCCGCGGGGAAAACTCCACAAGGCTTCATCGGCGAGCCGGACATTCGCGCAAGCCTTCCCGATAGCCTGAACCGCCTCGGCCTCCTGGCGCGGATGATGTCGCGCCATGACGAACGCCGCTTGAATCTTCCCGGTTTCGCGAGCGATCGCGGCGGCCTGGCTAGTTCCAAGCGACTCCGCCGCAAGCTGCAAACCCGGCGAGAGGTCGGACGCCGGAGCCGGCGCCGGCGACGCCGGATCGTAGGTAGCGACCGCGTTTTCAACTTTCACGATTCATTCTCCTCGAGGTTTTGGAACGTAAAGGCGGCGGCCGGTTTCCGACGTCTTGAACGACGCGCGCCGGCCGTCAGGAAATAGTCCGAACGAGTTCTCTCCGAGCTCGCCGATAAACCGACTTTTGATCTCCTCGCGTTCATTCGAGAGAGAGCGGAGTTTCGCACCGATCGCGTGATACCTACGGCGCCAGGATTCCGACTCCTCCGGGAGTGTGACGGACACTCCGTTTTCGGTCGGATAGAGAGCGCGAACGAGCGCCGCGGTTCCTGGCGAACCGTCGATCGGAGGCGCTTTCTTTTTTTCGACGTTGTCGAACCAGAACCGCGAGAACTTTCGAACCGCGAGACGTTCGAACCTGGCGCTCCGTTCGTATTCGAACGCGCGGAGCTCCGGACCGCGGAGGAGAACTATCACGACTCCCCACCGGAGGCCGGTCACTAGCATTTGGTGCCGAAGCTGAACCTCGATGCGGAGCGGAGCGCCGTCGCGCCAGGTCGCCGAGTCGCCGACGTTATCCGTCTTGATCTCCGCGACGCCTGGTCCGCGGATGTCCTTCGCCATGATCAATCGGTCCGGCGTCGCCTGAAGGAACCCGATCTTTCGATGCCTGAACGTCGAGAACTTCCGAATCGGCGCGTAGGAATATCCGTAGTCCTCGGCCGCCCATTCCGCGATCGGATCCTCGAACCGGACTCCGAACGCGATCCGGGATCCTCCGACCGGCGGATCGAATCCGTGAACCTTTGACCCCCAGACCGTATACGCGCCGGACCATTGCGGCGTAAGTCCAAAGAGAGCCGGCGCGTCGCTCGAGCCGATCCCGGCGCGACGGCCGGCTAACCAGGCGCGACGACCGGGAAACGTCTCCACGTACGCTCGAGGCGTCGCGACGGCGTAGCCTGAATGGTCGCGCTCGATTGTCACTTCTTCGCGGTCCTCTTCTTCGCGGTCCTCTTCTTCGCCGGCCGCGCCGCGGGACTCCTCGCCGGCGGAGACTTACTCAAACCGCGCCGCGCCGGAGTCTTCTCCGGAGCGTCCGTGGCGCGCTCGCCGGCCGCGCGCGACTTCCTATCGACGACCTCGACGCGCGCCTTCGGCCTCGAACCGTCGAACAACGGGCCGAGGCTCGGCCGAGGCGGACCAAGTTCCGTCGCGGTCGAAAGAATCTCGAGAGCGAAGGCCGCGCCGCGGAATTGTGATGCCGGATGTGGAATCCTGATTTTCTCGAGCGCGGTTCCGGCGGCCGACGTCGACGACATGGCGACCAGGTCGTCGACCTTCACCTCGACGAGGATTGCTATTCGGTGCGTCGGCTCTCCGATCGCTCCTTTTTCTTCAATCTGAAACTTCACGCGTTCCCTCCGTTCGAATCTCCGAGGTCGGCGGGATCGTAGGGCGAAGGAGATTCGTCTTCGCTCGCCGCCGGAATAGGTTCGTCCGACGTAGCTCCGGCGGACGTCGGCTCCGTGATGTTCGCGACGTCTCCGCTCCTCGGCTCCGCCTGAACGACGACGTCGCCGACGGCGATCCGCTCCTCCGGGTCGACGCGAACCGCGACGACGTCCGGATCGTCCGTGAACGGGCGTCCGCCTTCGGCGAGCCCGACGGAGAGCGCGAGGCCGCGAACGGGTTTCTCCGACCACTGGCGATCGCCGGTTCCGAACGTCGCGCGTCCGCATCCTTCGACGGGCGGCGAAATGTTCGGAAAGAACACGGCCAGGCTAACCGTCTCGCCGTCCGGATAAACGCGCGTCACAAGCGCCGCCATATCGCCGTAGCTCGAGTGGTGGAAGATCACGGCGTCGGCGAGCTCCGGCGGCCTGGTCGGTTTAGGCGTCGTCTCGTTCATGGTTCGTCTCTTTCTTGTTTTCGAGTGTGGATCCGCGGACAACGCGGAGCGCAACGTTCAGAATTGCAGGCGACGGAGTGTCCGGACAGGCGGTCCGGCGCCGGAACCGTTTCCGCGCTCTGGCGGAGGAGCTCGAGGACGTGATCGGCCTCCTCGAGAGACACGATCGCGCGGACCGCGCTCACGTCGTCGGACAGGAGGACGACGGCGAACGGCGAATCGATCGCGTTACGGAACACGCTCCGAACGTCCTCGAGGAGGAACGACGAAGTCTCTCCGACGAATCTCGGCTGCATAGGACTCTCCGCGGGAAAGGGGAAAAGGTCCGGCCTTCGACTTCGGCCCAATGAAGGAGGGAGAAAGAGCGATCACTCGTTTCACTCTCGGACGAAGGCCGGACCAGGTTCAAAAGAGCAACGGGTCCGCGTTGTACGGCGGCGGTCCTCTCGCGGGTTCCCTCTACGGGTTCGAACGACGTTCGTTCGAGTGGGGAGAAACCGAACACCTCCCGGAAGAACCCTCGTCCAAGGGAACGAGAGAGTCCGGCTCGAGGGATCGCGAAAGGCTTCCGAGCTCGCGAACCCGTTGCAGATATCGAGCGTAGCAAGAGCGAACGAGAACCCGGCTCCGCCGTCTCCCTTCCCAAGGACCGGAGTTTTTTCGCCGTCGCGGCGGACGGGTTCTCGTTCGAAGTTCATTCGGGCGCCGCCTCCGGAGAGGCCTCGGCCTCGGCCAGGCGGCGGAACTTATCCGACCGGAGGCCGAACACGCCGAGGACGTCGAGAGCGGTCACGCCGGCGAAGACGGGGAGGTCGAGGGCGTCCGTAGCCTCCGAAACCTGTTCCGCCTCGGCCGCCGTGAGGTTCCGTCGTCCGGTTCGCGCCTCGGAGAGGACGCGCGCGTTAAGTCCGGAGGCCTCGGCCAGGTCGGCGCCGGTTACGCCGCTCCGCCGGCCGGTCGCGTAAGCGCGGAGGCGCTCGAGGCCGGGATTTGCGTTTGTCGTCTTCGAATTCATCGGCGGACCTTTGTGAAACCAGGAGATCGACGGCGGCCGCTCGAGCGGAGCCGGAAGGAGAGGAGAGCGCGATTCCTTACGCGCCGCACGTAGCGAGAACAACGGATCTCGTCGAGAATGATCAACGAAGGCCATTCTCGAGCGCGGCCGAGCTCTCGTAAAAAATCCTCCGGGATGCAGAACGCCGCGGCGATTTTTCGACGGAGACGCGCGACTTCCTCCGGGAGAGACGTTGGCGGCGGAGGCGTGATGTAGTGGAACGGTTTCAGGCTCGACGACGCGACGTCCTCCGGAAAGAACGTTTTCGGATCGACCAGGCGGCCACGCGGAGGGAGTTCCTTGTTCATCGTCCGGCTGTCCGGATCGAGCAATAGAGAAAAAAGAGAGCTCCCGAAAAAAGGCCCCAAGTCGCGCCGCAAGCGGCCCAAACACTTGCGGAGGAGAGAGCTCCGGCGATCAAGAAGAAACAGCCGGCGGACTCCTGGCGCCTCCAATCTTCCGAGCGTTCCATCACCGTTCACCGGCCTTCCGAGCGGCGGCGTTTTCAATAGCGGCCTCGAGTCGCTCTTCGACGGCCGCCTGATCCGGTCGCGCGCACCCCTGTCCGAACTCGAGGAACGTGAGGATCCGATTCGCGTCGTCGATCGAGAGCTCTACGTTCGGAGGAGCGTTCGACGGGAACGACACCTCGACGGCCGCCTTCCCCGTTGTGGCGGCCTCTCCGAGAGAACGCGTCGAGATCGTCGGCTCCTGGCGCTCGCGCCATCGGCGACCGGCCTCCGCGGCGCGACGCTCGAGCGCCGTTTGAACCTTCTCGATCAACGCCTCTCGACACGAGAGGCCGGCGTTTTGAGACGCCTCTTCGACCCGGAGGAGCGCCTTCGGATCGACCAGGAGAGGGAGAACCTCGTCACGGAGGATCGCGGCGAGCTCGGCTCCGGAGATGCGCGCGTCTTTCTCCGCGGCCTCTTCGCGCTCCAAAGCCTCACGGCGTCGGCGCTCGTTCTTGGCGCCGACTGTAATAGCCTGGCGTCCGCCGTAGAGGTCCGCGAGCACTTCTATAGATCCCGGTTTCGGCGCCGCGGACCGCTTATTAGCCGGAGTTCCGGTCATTACGGGCCGGTCGTCGTCGAGGTGTCGCGCGACCAGGTCGAACGCCTCCTTCGCGTTCGCGGCGACCGCTACGCGCGGTTCCTTACCGAGCGCGCGCCGGAGGAGTGTCCGCGCGCCGGAGATCCCGAAACACGACTCGCTCGGCTCCGTCGAGAGGTTCAACACGAGAGCGGCCGCGGCGTACGCGCCGGCGGGACTTCTACCATATGCGGCGACTCCGGCCTTCGCGGCGGCGTCCGGACTCATGCTGCACCGCCTTCAAGCGCTTCGAGCTCGAGCCGGCGCGCGGAGAGCTCCTCGTTCTCGGCCGTCGTCCGAAGGCGACTCGCCGCGAGGATCTCAATTCGGCGTCGAACGCGAGCGATAGCGTCGGCCTCCTCCGCGGCGTCCTCCTCGGCGTCGAACGCGTCGGAGGCCTCTCCGAGCGCCGTAAGGTCGATCGCCGTAGCCGGCGCCGCGTCGCCTTCGAGAATCCGGTCGGCGCCGTCGGAGCGCCGCTCGAGGATCCGGAACGCCGAGGTGATCGTCTGCACCGAGCGCTCGAACAGGAGATTCGCGAAATCGCGACGGAGGACGCGTATCGTCCGGCCGTCGACGCGGAACGTCGATCCGTCTTCGCGCGCTCCGGACCAGGCGGCGCCGGCCTCCGCACAGGTCAACACGGCGCCGGCCGCTAGTTCGTCGATCACGCGCGCCATCGGCGTACGACGGTCGCTCTTTTCGGCCGGACCGTTCTCTCGGGGGTCGTTCATGGTCTTTCGGGTCCTTCTCTGGTGCCTCGAGGTCGCTCCCCACGAGCGCCGCCGGACACACCTTGATTCCGGAAACCTACTGACTTTCCGGAAGAACGACCTCGACTTTCCGGAAACAATCGACCAGGATCGCCGCTCGTGAGTTCTAACCCTCGTCCATCGGGTCCGATCGCCGGAGCGCCAGGTCCCCACGCCTGGCACAAACTCTATCGGTCGACCGCCGCGCGCCTCCTGGCGCTGCACGCGTCGCCGGAGGCGCTCACAAACCCTCGAACCGGCGAACCGCTAGCGTTCCGAGGCTCCGCGCTCTCGCCGATCCTCGTCTTCCTGGCGCTCCTCGACGAGGCCGCGCTACGCGAAGAACCGTACGTGATAGCGCTCCCGCTCCGAGAACTCTCCGCCAGGACAGGACTCGGACGGTCGACCGTGTCGCGCGCGCTCACAACGCTCGAGGCCGGCGGATTGATAGCGAGAGGCGAGACCAGAACAGGGAACGAACCCGTCGAGGTGACGCTCCTCGGACCGCCTGGTTCGCCGTCCTACGTACCTCCTCCGAAGGCCTCCGAACCCTCGGAGGATTCCGGAAAGGCGTTGTCCGCACGAACAACGCCTTTCCAGAAGGTTTCCGGAAGACCGTTCCCCACTACGGGAACGGAGCGTTTCCCACTAGGGGAACGCCTTTCCGGAAACTCCGAGCCTAATCCCCTGCCTAGCAACGGAATACAGGAGGCCGAACCGCCCCTCAGAGGTTCAGAGTTTAAGAAGGAACGTTCCCCTCCGTATGCAGAAGAGGACGGCGGAAACCGTAGCGTTGTGAAGGAGCTCCTCGAGCGCCTCGGAGGCTCTCCCGGAGAGGTGGGAATAGCCTCCTCCGTCCTATCGCTCGAACAGGCAAAGACGCTCACGGACGAAGCTAAGAGGCGCGGACTTCACGGAAGACAGATCGCCGGTTTCCTCCGCGATCGAGCGCTTAAAGAACTCTTTCCGGAACGCGTCGACGAGGACTCAAACGGAACCGCGGAAAGTGTTCAGGAGTCCCCCTCTTGATTCCGAACCGTCGACTCTGCTATATCGCTCGTGTGGAGTGTGGAAAGACGAAGGGGACGGTCCGGAATCCGCGACTCGTCCGGCGCCTGAAGGGGAAGACGGGCGCGTTACCGTCTCGAAACGGGTCGGAGCTCTCCGGCCGCGAGTTCAACAGAACGTCTATTATCGGACCTATCTTTCGACCCCCCAACGCGTTACCGATAGGTCACGTCGGCGGCTCGAGACCAGGTCCGAGGCCGCCGCGCGCTAGAAACGGCGGAGGCGCTTGGGGGGTCGGCGGACCCCTCCCCCTCCCGTTTCCCCCCTCACTCCCCCCGCGGAAA